CAGCATATCACTCAGATCATGCCGAGTATATGTCATCGGCAGATTTTCATTCAGCCCTTCAACGGCACCGGGCGAGAAGATGCGGCAGTCGTAATCAACCGAAATATTTTTCCATCTTCCGTTGTCAAAAATCAAATCTCCGTTTCGCCCCGGAACAGGCACATATTCAAGATCGCGTTCGGGAATGTCAAGCGAATTCTTTCGCTTGACGATTATTCCCACGTCGCGGCTGTCTTTACTGTTAAAATTAAACCAGTTTATCATGCATACACCGCCGTTTCATTGTCAATTCTCATCTGAAAAATATATGACAGTTTATCAGCAAGCTCGTAAATGTCGCTATCGGTGTTATTGACGAACTTGTCAATGTTAAAGTTGACAGTTATATTTCGTCCGATACCGGGCGTGCCTGCGGTGCTCTGCCCCACGTTTTTAACATCATCGTTAATCACGTTGGATACACCGTTAAATTTATCCTCAAAACCGATATCAAAGCCTTCGGCGGTAAATTCACCGATTTCTTTAAAAACCTTAGACGGAGAAGCGATTCTAAGAGCCGATTTTACGCCCGACACCATGTTATTAACTTTATTATTAATAGTGCTCGTTAAATTACTCCATCTTTCAGTAATACCGTTTTTCAAGCCATCAACTATCTGCGTGCCTATGCTCCAGAGTTTTGAAGGCAATTCCTCAAAATATGATTTGAAATTGTTTACAATTTCGCTTGCTTTATCTGACACTTTAGTTTTAAACTCCGCTAAATAATTAATCACTTTTGTGAATGTATCGGGAATAGTGATTGTAGCAAAATTATAAAGAGCAAAAATAATGTCGCCCCATTGTTTAGTCCACCATGTTTCGACATCACTCCATGCCTTTTGAAGTCCTTCCCAAATACCATTTACAACATTTTTACCTGACTGTTCCCAGTCGGCATTTAAAAACGCAGAAGCAATGCTTCCTATGACTGTAAACACAGCCGTTAAAATGTCGGGAGCAGCTTGTATTATTGCACTTGCAACAGCAAGAATTATTAATACAGCCGCGTTTATAAACTGCGATAATATCTCCGGGCTTAAAATTAATTCAATTATGCCGCCAACAAGTTTTTTGACCGCTGCTATAAGTTTGGGTGCTGAATTTGCAAGCCCAGTCGCAAGAGCTACAGCAAGCTTTATAGCTGCTTCTATAAGTTGTTCGAGTATATCCGTGTCAGTTAAAGTTGCAATTATAGTCTCGATCATTCCGACAATAGCAGGAATCAGCTCGGGCAACATCTGAGTTATCCCGTTAGCAAGAGTTATTACAATCATAAGCGCCGCTTGAATAACCAGTGGTACATTATCAGTGATGAATTGAGCCAGTTGCTTGACAATTCCGACTGCCGTTTCAGCTATTTTGTCAGCGTTGCCTGTAACGGCATTAAGAACTGACTGCAAGACAGAAACAATTGAATTGACAAGGGTCGGAAGATTACTATCAAGAAATTCAGGCACCTTATCGAGAATAACCGGAACGGCTTGCTCTACCAGTGAAGCAATCCCATTTAACGACTGCTCAACTACCGGAAGAATATTTTTGCTCATTGCAACAATTGAATCAACAAATGTCGTAATATTGCCGCTTAAATCGGCGTTTGGGTCTGCAAGTGCAACTAAAAGATTTTGCCATTGAGCCTTAACCATAGCAACCGAGCCGGTTAATGTTTCGGTTGATTCTTTTGCAGTGTTGTTTGCAAGTCCAAGCCCTGATACGCCCTTTTCGATCATATTAGTAACTGCTTCTTGATACTCAGCAATAGGCACATCCGAAAGTTTTTTATATTCAGACGACAAAAAGCCTGCTGCTTGTGCCTGATTTAAAAAATCCTCTGTTGTTTGCGGAAGGATTCCAGAAAACTGATCGGCTATGCTTTGATACGAAGTAGTCGCTCTTGTAATGAGTTGGTACTTTTGATTTAGTTCGGTAATGCTTTTCCCCGTGCCGCTTGCGTAGTCTGCAATTGCCATCATGCCTTTACGTGCAATGTTATAACCTTTTTCATCGCCCATTGTCTGAGCGAATGAAGCGCCTGCGAGGTTAATTGATTCAATGTACTCGGAAGCGGACATGTTTAGTTCTTTGTATGCGTTAGCGGCATCTTTGGCGATAACAGAATAATCCATTTCGTCAAAAATCTTTTTTGCGCCACCTACAAGTTGTTCATATTCGCCGTATGCATCAACGGCATCTTTAACGGTTTTGACAACTGCCGCACCGGCTGCTGCCGCCGCCGCCGCTGAAATTTTCGCCGCCGTTTTTAAAGCGCCTTTTATTTTTTCACCGGCTTTGCTCCAGTGATTTGCGCTTTTCTCGGAAGATTCTTTGTGTGCATTTTCAACCTTTTTTTGCTCTTCTTCGCCAACTTTCCGAGTTTCCGAAAAGTCGTCTTGCTGTTTATCGGCTGATTCGTCGCTATCCTGCTGTATCTGATCAGATACGCCCTCGCTGATTTTTAAAACCTCATTGCCTGTGGATTTCGCTACATCGGCTATTTCGTTTCCAGCAAGTGAAGCAACATTGCCAGTCTCGCTTATTGCAGCTGTTATTTGTTCTGACACTGCCGCTGCTGTCTTTTCGGCTTCTGTCAGACTTTTTACAAGCTGATCTCCGACATTTTCAGTGGTGTCTCCGGCTTCGCCGATAGAACCACTTAATTGATCTCCAAGATTTGACATTGTTTTTCCGGCGCTTGTGAACGATTTTGCAAGTGCATCAGCGTTACTGCTTGCATTAGAAATGACAGATTTTAAAGCTTTTTCATATTCACTTGTATCAAGGCTGAGCTTTGCGTATAAATCAAGTATGTCCAATCGGCTCGCCTCCTTCTTTTCCGTTTGTCTCTTTTATTCCCGTTCGACGCATAATGCCGTCAATAATAGCCTCGGGGTCTGTATTTTTAGTTTTTTTGCTTTCGCCTATTTGAGGCTTTATAAGGTCGATATATCGTTCATTCGCGCCAAACGCGCCTTTCAAAATGTCCGTGACATATATACGATAAGCCTCCGTTTTGGCTTCTTTGCTGATTTCGGAGGCTGTGTATCGCATAAATAAATTCAGTTTGTTTCGGTTCCCTGAATAGTTCCCGTAGCAGCGCCAGAAGATGTCACGTCCTCGCTCTGAGGCTGCGATTGAAAAGCCTGCAACAGCTCCGGGTCATTCAGGATTTCAAGCATTTTTACCGGAATTGTCATGATATTAAAGTGATACGTTTCGGGCGTTTTGCCGTCAAGAGCCGCCATTATCGTAATTACAGCGGTTTTATGCTTTTTCAGTGCAACGCTGATCGCTTTTGTTTTTTTGCCCTCTTTAAAAGGTGTAGTTACTTCTGTATCCTCTAATATCTCTCCAAGCGGTTCGATTATTTCAGCAAGTGTATCAAGAGCTTGTTCGTCTTTGATATCTGACAGTCGCATTCTCAGCTGTTCTCCTTTGCTTTGATTTTTTGATTATTGTTAAGTCGAAGAGGACTTGACAATAACGGTACATGTATCTGTGTATGTTACACCGCTGACCGTGATTGAAGCAGTAATAACTGTATTGCCTGCGGCAACACCAGTAATAACGCCTGATGAGCTTGCCACTGTTGCAACAGACGTACTGCCCGATGTAAAGGAAACAACAGCATCTGCCGGAGTTCGCTTTCTAAGTGCAAGGGTGTGTGAGCCCGTTCCTGTGATTTCGACTGAATGTTCAGCAAGTACGATTGAAGGCGTAAGGTCTGCCCCACCCTGCTTAATATAGATTTCGTAACTCGGGTTATCGTCGTTTTCAAGATCATTGAAACCGTGGAACTCGCCCGAAAACTGTCCTTTTTCGTCTTTATTTGACGACCACTGGAAACCGGCAGTGTTGAGCGCATTGTGAATGATTACGCAAATACCGCCTGCGCCTGTGCCGGTGTTTACGTCTGAGTAATCACCGACCATGTACAAATCAGTAAAGCTACTTGAAGCAAGAACGCCTGGAAGAATATGTGTCGCGTCGTCTCCGTCAACAACGCCGCCTGCAACAAGATCGCCCGGAAGAATATGTGTCGCGTCGTCTCCGTCAACAACGCCGCCTGCAACAAGTTTAGTAGCAAGTGCCATATTTACTGCAACAAAGGTCGCGGAAAGCGACGGATCTCTGTCCTGAACCCTCTGGAGCTGATATGTGCGGTTTTTTATCCCGTTGATATCCTCTCCGAAATCCTTGATCGTCGTATTATCGTTGAACTGTACCGCTCCGGTCGTTGCGCCGATTATATCAGCGCGATCAAACGTCCAATTTTCCGTATCAAACGCAGTCAAAAGCATTGCAGCGTTGATCTGAATGTGCTTGAACGTATCGGCAGGAGCACGATTGTATTTTCCCATTTTCTTTTTCTCCTTTCTTTAAGTAAAAGAATTATATTCAGCGGTCACATTAATCAAGTACCGCTTAATCGATGTGTCAACGTCGCCCATGCGTTGAGCAAATGGAGAACCACGCCAAATCCTTACGCTTCCTTCGTCCGTCGGAAGCTGTATATAGTCAGAATCTCCAAAAGCCTGAGATATAGCATCTTTTTTTGCTATAACGTCCGTCCATACCGTGGAACGATACCATACAGAAGCAGACATCGGAACATCATGCCCGAACACGTCGTAACTTACTGAATAAGTAATATATGGTAATTCTGCCTCATCAGGGACGGAGTTCTCTTCATAAGCCGTCAGCCCGAATCCCGACCAGAAATTGTGAATTGCTTGTTCTGCTGTCATCCATACTCACGCTCCTTGTCAAACTCAGCAAAGATGTGTGAAGGCTGCACCTCTGTTCCAACTGACAGCACGTTTGTCCCCGGAAAAGTTGGCAGAGCTGGGAGAGTTACGTCGAGGTCATCCGCACCTATCCTGTACATTTTCTGAGTACCGTATTCTATATACTCTGCTTCATCGCCTACCATTTTGATTGGTTCGGGGAGATAGATGATGGTGTCATAATCAAGCAAATTCTTCCACTCAACAGTCATGGGCACCTTGTATCCGTAGGGTTCGTATGGGAGGGCGGTAGAGCCTTCGTTGAGCATTATGCTGGAGATGTCAGAAAGAGCCATTGCTTCATTATTTCCCTTTTTAAATATAAAGTTAATATATTCGCATTGATATGGAGTATTAAAATTTGAAATGTTATTTAGCCAAGTTGTTTCACTAATATAATTACATTGTGCATTAAGGAAATGAATTAATACCCTAACATTTTCTTCAGCTGACATTGTAACGCTATATGTGGAATTTTCAGCAACTTTTATAGAATTAGCATTTCGTATTCGCGTGGGACTATTAATTTTTGAACAAGGCTGAGTATTAATATTCCAAGAACCTATTTCAAGTTCTCCATCAAACAAATTCTCCGTCCTATCCCCAACAGAATTCCCGTCAACAGTATTACCATAAATCCGATAATTTGACAGAGTGCCGATCTTGCATTTCCCATATGTAAGCGGAGATGTGCCGCTTGAATTCGACAAATAAAACGGTGAATATGTTGACCAGTACATTTCTTCTCTTGTGATCGGCGTCGGTACAGAAATGTTCATTCCTGCCGCTTTAGCAAGAAATCTTTCAAGCCGTGTTTCGGGATACGGAATTTCAATTTCACGCCCTGCGATTTTTGCAAGATACATTTCGTAGCGAGTTTCAAGTACGGGCTTATGCAGGGCTTCTCCGAGTATCTCCGAGAAAAAGTATTCTTCTTTTGTGTATGTTTTGTCAGGTGATTTATTAGTCATCCCGTCTATTTTAGATAAGTATTGCTCTTTCCGGGATACTGGTATCAAATTTGACATAAGCCCTCACCTCTTTTACTTTGTTGAGATTGTCCCGTTGATTAAAAATTCTTCGGCAGATACTTGCCGCATGTCAAGCGTTGCGGAAGACGGCGTGCGTTTATCGTCGCCGTCGCTCGTTACGCGGAAGATTTTTCCGTCTGACTTACGCTTGAAAACATCGTGATACTGCAAATTCAGCGCTTTGCTTGTTGTTACTGTGTATAGAGCTGTTACTCCCTGCTGTTCGGCGATTTTAGCCTGAATTGAGCTGTCGAGAGTAATTGCTGCGTCAAACTCTGCGCCCTCGCGATATGTAGTAGTGTACCCGCCCACGCCGTCTGAAGCAGTTGTTTTGTCGAGCATTACGCATTTACCGGTCATCTGAATATATTCGTCAAGAAGTGTCATTACATCTTCCTCCACGGGCGCAAATCAGCGCCAAAAGTGCCTATCCATGTACCGCCGCTGTCTTGCGCAGTGTCTTTTGTGCCTGCGCCGCCACTGCGTGAATAGCCACCGAAGGACTCTGACGAATAAGGGGAGAATGCCGCACTTGTTACGTTCCCGTATTCGGCTTCGTAATCCTCAATTTTTTTGAGAATGCTCATAAAAGCCGCAGGAATCGCCATTCCCCAGATTGCGCCGTTAAATGTTTCATTGGTTAATGAGGTAACGGGATATTGATACACACCGTCATTTAAAGAACTGCCAATTATCCTAAAATACTGTCCGGCTTTAAGCCCGTATGTCTCAGCCAATGCCCCGTTTGAAATTTGTATTTCGCCGGTAAAATGTGCCTGTCCCCGATCAAACCAGTTGCGCAGATAATTGCAGACCTTAAAAATAGTGCTTTCGTTTACGCTTGGCATCCCGTCACCTCCTTAAAGAATGTTCGCTTTTACGCGTGCGCTGTAACGGTTGTCTCGCCTGCCGCTACAACCTTGTTTGTGTTCGAAACAACAACAGCAATGTGCTTGCCTGTTGCTGCCGTGATATCATCAGAGCCGTTCCATGAAGTCCAGCCGCTTGCTGTGCTGTCGTTCTTACGAACAACGATCTCATCATCTGTTACCTTGTACTTGTAGCTGTCACCGCTTGCAAGAGTATAGCCGCTTACTGTGATTGCAGTCTTACCGCTTGAAGCGCCAGCCGCGGAAACAACTGTCAGAACAGGCATTACTTCTTCGATTGCGATTACTGCAATTCCGTCAAGGTACTCGGCAAAAATAGCTATGCCTGAAAGCGTTGAAATCTCAGATACGTCTGTATCGTGATTACCTTCGACATGGACGCCGATGAGGTTATCGCTGCCGTCTGTACGGAATTTGAATCCTGCCTTTACGAAATCGGAATCTGTAACATCTGCATAGTACATTACAAGGTTCTGTGACGGAGTAGCAACGATCTTGCCGCTCGGAATCTTGGATGTAAGGAAGAGTTTAGAGAAGCCGAGGAAGTTCTCAATGTATGTCATGCCAAATGCAGTCTGAGTTGTGATGTCGGCTGCGCCGAGGTATCTGTATGCATCCTTTGTATTAGCAAACGCGATAACGTCAGAAAAACCTCTGTCCATATCTTCCCACTTGGTCTGAACCTGAGCCTGTGCCTCAGCAAGAGCGGACTTAAAATCGTAAGTCTGAACATCAGAAGCAAGCGTGCCGGTCTGCACAAACGTGAAGAAATCTGATACGATATCAGCTCTCAGGCGATACAGCATATCATCATCTGCCATCTGCACAGCGGCATCATAGCCGTGCTTGCTGATTGCTTCAACAGATACACCGATCTTCTGCTTATTCCAGCCCAGAGTGCCGATATCTGTCTCAGTATAGGTTACTACGTTATAAGGAATTGTTTCGCCCTCGCCTACAGATGAAGAGTTGAGTGTGACAACAGCCTTCTTTGCTTTAAGCTGTGTGCCGGGAGCGTGCTTCTCCATGCGGATATTGCCGAGAATGGTCTTAAGTATAGAGATTTCACGTCCAAAACGTGATACGAAATCAACTTCTCTGACAGCTGACAGATCAGTTGAAACAACAGTATTAGAAATAGTTGCTGACATGATTTATTTTCCCCTTTCATTTTTTCTTTTTAATTAATTCCGAAAAGCTCCGGGTTTTCTGCGATTGCCTTCTGCCTTTCGGCGGTGTCGGTTATCTTTTCGATTTCTTCCCTTGTTTTTGAAGGTTTGCCGCCGCTTGTCGGCGGTGTAGCGGTCTGCACGCCCACAGTTTTTGACTTTGTGACAAGCTTTGAAAGTTCACCGCTGATAAGATCATCGAGTGCCGTTGTGTCCTTAATTGCGCCGCTTTCGTCTACTTCAAGTCCGTCAATGACGCTTCTACTGTACCCGACAGCAAGACCGATATTGTCATCCTTGATATTTTTAGACTTGTAATAAGCCCTTGCAGCTTTTTCCTTTGCGGCTTTTACAGTTGCGGCTTCCGTTTTCGTCTTAAACTCTTCAAGAGTTTTGTTCGCTTTTTCAAGCTCCGACTTTTCGTTTTTTGCCGCCTCCAGCGCCTTTGTAAGTTCGTCAATTTTTTCGTCCTTGCCCTTGTTTGCTCCTTGCGCTTCTTCAAGCTCTTTAACTTTAGCTTGATAGTCTGTTATCTGACCTTTGAACGCATCTGTTACCTCTGTGTGCAGATCAATAATTGTATCAATCTGTTCTTCCGTCAGGTTGAGAGCTTTTAACTGTTTGCGTGTAAGTGCCATTTTGAATTTCTCCTTTTCTTCGGTCGCTTTTCTTCGCGATTTGAAATTATTTTTTTACAAGAAAAAACAAAAAAGAGCCAACTAACACATTACTTCGTGTTAATCGGCTCGTATGCTCTTAGGCATGATAGCTCTGAATTATTCAATTGTTGTGCGCTTTACCTTTGCGGTTCTGACTGGAATGTCAGCGATACGGGCAACGATCAAAGTCCGCTTGCAAGTCCGGCATTTGATCTCAATCTCTCCATTCTCATTAATATAAGCAATGACTTTCCCACATCCGGCGCACCTTACAGAATTATCTTCGTTTTTTCTCTTTGAGTTAATATTACCGCTCCCTTTCAAAGTTGTCAACAAATTTTAGAAAAATCGTCTAAAATTAACCGTTTCTGTAGTATTTTTCGATGATCGCTTTATAAATTCGCTTGTTTTTAACTAATGCGTTCGTCAGAAACCTATTCGGGCGCATTCCTTGTGTCATCCACGCATCAAGCCCTTTGTCTCTGAGATAAAGCATTATTCGTGCGGCTTGGGCTTTTGTATAACGTTTGCCATTTCCAATTGTTCTTGCTTTTGAGGCTCCTTTTACATATACCCACCATGTTTTTCCACCTGTGTTTTTTGGGTTATTGCCGTAAATGCCCGTCCCTTCATGAACGTAAACAGCATAGAATACGTTTGTGCCGACTAATAACGACTTGTTATCGACTATTCTGTGTGTTATGCTGTTCCGAAGCAAGCCGGAATCAACGCGCTTCGGGTCTGTTGTTGTCAACTCGTTTTTTGCAAAGCCTTCTGCTTGCATCCCGACAGCTTTAATCCCTTGTATACGTTGCGCCAGTTCTGCCTTTAACACATCATCAACATGGCTTTTAACATCAATACTTATGCTTATCATGCAGACACACCCCTTTTCTTTTTATAGGGTTTGTCGTATTTCCACTCGTTGTATGAAATTTCTTTAAGCTCTTTTTTGCGATATAGCCTTGTTACGCCGTCTTTGCCTTCTGTTGGTACATCGTAATACTCATAATACTTGACTATGCCGTTTTCAAGATATTCTTCGCCGTTTATGTCGTATTCAAAGCCGTCAATCTGTTCGATAAGCGTGCAGCGACAATTCCAGACAAGGGACGGCGGCGCTTCAAGATCGCCCGGATACCGTATTTTTTGTCCGTTGACTTCAAACGCCTCGTCCGCTTTCCTGCGTTGACCGTCGAGAAGTCTGTGTTCGTGACGTGTTCGCCCATCAAGCGTTGCTCTCCAGACTTTAGAGCTGTGTATTCCAAGCTTTTCAGCTCGGAGCATCGAAGCTTCTCTCCCGGCGTTTTGAGCGGTTGTCATCATTGTCCGAGCGTTACGGATAGCCGCTTTCATGTCGCTGTCGGATACTTTTTCGGCAAGCCGCTCTGCAATTTGATCAACGCTCTCGCCCTGAATAACCGCCTGTGTTGCAACAGACTGTAGCTGTTGTACATCCCAAAGCTGCGCTTTGCCTTCGGCAATTTCCTTTGCAATTTTCTGTCCCGGCGGCGGTAATACCTTCGGATTGTTACGCATTAATCGCTCAACCGTCGGAATGTCGTAAATCGTAAAAGATTCATCGACTGTCAAGGCGTTTATTGCTTCAACGGCTTTTTTAGCAGCTTTTGCAGCTGTTTCCTCTGCTGTTTTGTTATTCAGCGCATCTATAAACAACTCTTCTGCTTTGGACTCATCAATAATCTTGTACAAAGTATCAATTTGTGAGTCAGTTTCTAACAGATACGTCATATAGTTATGATTCAGCACATACACTCTCGGCACGTCCTGACTTATTAAGGACAAGGCGACATTATAAGCATTGACAAGTATAGCCGCCAGTTCGTCACGCAACTGTAACCATCTTTTACCGACAATCAACTGACCAGTTCGCCATGCATCGTATTCAGTTTTTGTTATTTCTTTATTTTCAAGTCGGGCTTTCCATGTTTTGTCTTTTTTTCGGAAGGCGGCAAAATATTCAAGGGCTTTTAGCTTCATTTCCTCGCTTGCTTGGCTGTATTCTTGTTTTATGCGTTCTTCAAGCAGCGCAATTAATATTTCGGTTTCTTCGTGCCCGATGTCCAACAGCATCACCCCTTTTTATTTGGGTTTTCCGAACCGTCTGGATATAAATTCCTCCCAGTCCACAAGATCACCCCATTTCGTTTTTGTTGTTTTCCTCTGCTTCTGATTCCTTTTGCTCCGATTATGCTGTGTTTTGCTGGTTCTGAATTGCTTTAAGCGCTGCACTCAGCCGCATGCGATCTGCTTCATCCGCTTGTTTCTGCTTTTCGATTTCTTCGATTTTATCAATGTCACCGAGAATTGTAAGTTCTTTCGCCGTGATATAATCATCAGGAACGTGAGATGATATCATTTCAAGCATCTGGATAGCTTCTTGCTGATTAATAAGCATGGAGCGGTTAAACGTTGGCTTTTCCTTTTCAAGCCCCGGAATAAGTTTAAACAGCCGTAACAAGCAGTCAGTAACGCACATTTCAAACTCGTCCGTTTTAAGATTCAACGGCTCATACGCTGCTTTTATCTGTGTTGCTGTAACTGCACCACTCTTGATCTCATTGATGTTGAGCGCCTGAAAGTCTCTGTACAACTGATTTTCAAGCCGGTTTATTTCGGCTTGCCGCTCTGTGTAAGGCACGCTGACAGTATAGGGCGTTACATCCTGACCGTTTGCCGGATTTGCAATCTTCTGTTCTCTTAGGTCTTGCAAAAACTTTGACTTGTCAGCGCCATCCATGTAATCGGCACCACGCATAAGCCAGAACAGCTGCGTTTCTGTGAGGTCGTCGTTTAAGCTGTTGACAAGTTCGTCTATGGTGTCAATAGTCCCCTTAACACCGTCAAGAGGGCATATATGGTCTGCATTCGCCCACAGCGGCACAATCGGAAATCCCGGATAGTTTTGTCCATTTGTTATTTCAGTGCCGGAAATGTCTGTTTCTTCTTCATTGACCTTGTAAGGGCGCTTCTCTTTAAGTACTTCTCCATCCTGAGTCGAGCCGTCTTTTCCTTTACGCCATATATACTCTGTGCATCCGTCCTCTTCGTACAATGTAGCTCGGAGCGGCTTCGTCGGGTCAAGTTCCCACCATCTGACAGCTGCCCGGAGAGATGATGTTTCTTCGTCGATAAGCGGAACCATTTCAAGTGAGGTGAAAA